TGCCGAAAGGTCTGGGGTTTGCAATCGGTAAAGTGGCCGAGCTCGCAAACTGGCTGGACGTGGCGTGGGATACGCGGATTCGGGGCAATCTGCACGTAAATGGAGGGGTGGCAAATGGCGGAGCGACAAATCAGTCTACAAATGATTTGCTACTGATCGACACCGGAGACCCGTATGGTGAATGGAATTATGACTGCTCATTCGGCACAGATGATGCGTCAACGCTAAAAAATAGCCCTGTGACCTCAGGTCCATTTTATGCCTATCGCAGAACGTATCAAGTTTATAATACTGTAAACAACTTCTACAACACGGTTGTTGAATTGCATGAGTCTTATCCGCAAAGAGGAAGAATATGGAAACGGGAATATGCTCCGAACATAGGATGGTCCGGCCACTGGTCTTATTCTTTCACAAATAATGATGTCGTGCCCATTGCTAATGGCGGCACTGGTGCGACAAATAGAGGCGATGCATTATACAATTTTATTGTAGGCGGGGTATACTCTGGAAATTTAAACGATTTAGCGATAATAGGTTCGTACTGGATAAATCTTTCTAGCTGTCAAAATGGTCCCTCAAGTTCTGGATACGGCACAATGGAAGTTACCAGATCTACGACTAACAACTATTTGCAGCGATTTACATTTTATATGGGAATGACTTATTATCGCACATTCACCAATGGACGATGGTATGATTGGAGAGCATTGCCGAACGCGCATACAGCAGAAACATTGTGGGAAGGCAGTTTAAAAAACGGCACTGCAACTATTGCAAACGGCGCGAAATACGCATATTTGATCGTTGGCGGCTGGGCTGGAAGCAATGAAGACGCGGTAACGCAAATAATTCCAGTTGGATGGGGCACGCACATGAGGCTTACAAGCGCAGATAAATGGCTTGCCTATCAATGCGATTCATCCGGCTCCAACGCATCATTGACGATTTTGAGTAATCCTTCCGGAGGCTCTATTGCGTGGGTTTGGGGCGTATGCCGATACAAGGAGTGAGCAAATGCAGATAACATTAAACGATCAGGGCTATATCGAGAGTTATGCGCTCATCGGCGGGCTTGTAGACGGCGTCGAGATAGAGGCGCCCGATGATCTGCTGGAGGACTTTAAGCAGCACCCGGAGGCGTACAAACTTGAAGACGGTGTGCTCGTGCTCGATGCAGATAAGCTCAAGGCCGATGCGGATGCGGCGGAGCTAACCATTATTCGGTGCCGCCGCGAAACCGAGTGCTTTGCGTACATCAATCGCGGAGAGCTGTGGTATAGCCTACTCACAGACGAGCAAAAAGCCGAGCTTGCAAACTGGTATCTCTCTTGGCTCGATGCGCCGGAGACGCGGACAATCCCCGCACCGCCGGTGTGGCTGGATAAACTTTAAAATTTTAAGGAGGCAAAAAATGAACAAAGCAACTGTACTTAAATCCGTAACGGCAGTCGTTGGGGCGGGGGTCGCGGCATACTGCGGGCAGCTGGCCGCGCCGGTGCTCGTGCTGCTGTGCATGATGGTGATCGATTACGTCACCGGCATGGTCAAAGCCTACATGACGGCGCAGCTCAGCTCGCGCATCGGTGTGAAGGGCATCCTGAAGAAGCTCTGCTACATGGCGATGGTGGCGGTCGGCGCGGGTATGGATTATCTGCTGCGCGGCGCCCTGGTGCAGGCGGGCATCGACCTGCACATCAAGCTTTTCTGCGGCCTGCTGGTCGCGATCTGGCTCATCATCAACGAGCTGATCTCGATTCTGGAAAACCTTGCGGCGATTGGTGTGCCGGGGTTTCCGCGGCTGGAGAAGATTTTGGAACGTCTTAAGAACACCGTAAGTAAAGAAGAGGAGGAAAAATAAATGGTACCCATTCGTGAAAATCTGTTATCTCCCGCAAAATATAATTTGAAATGCCCCGTGGAGGCGACGGCTGCGGGCATCCAGTACATTGTGGTGCATAACACCGGCAATGACGCACCGGCTGCAAACGAGGTAGCTTACATGATCCGCAATAATAGCCCGGACGGCTTCAATGCCGCCGTGGACGAAAAAGAGGTGGTCATCGGCATTCCGTTTGACAAGGGGGCGTTCGGTGCCAGTACGCGTGAAAGCGCAGTGCATGGCATCCACATTGAGATCTGCTGGTCGAAATCCGGCGGTGCAAAGTTTGACCAGGCGGAGAAAAATGCCGCCGAATATATTGCGTCGCTGCTGAAAGCGCGCGGCTGGACGGTGGAAAAGAACGTCAAGAAGCATCAGGACTTTGATAAGAAGTATTGCCCGCATAGAACGCTCGACCGCGGTTGGACGCGCTTCTTGAACATGATCCGCAGCTATATGGGCACGAGCACCACGCCTGCGGCATCTAAACCCGCTGCGAGCACGTTTAAGCCGTATTTGATCCGCAAAAACTGCCGCGATCCGCT